GTAAGCAAGCGATGGAGCAATTTGCTGGTAACTACGAAGGTCCTCTTTATGCACCACATCCTGATATTGAAGAAGCATATAAAGAAATTGATAGAGAAAAGGAAAATAAAATGTATCGTCGTGCAGGAAATCTAGCACGTACTGCACTTTCTTCAAAGGGTAAGAAGAAAGAAGATGCACAAAAGAAGTCTTCCAACATTGTAAGTGCAATCACTAGACAAAAAGAGAAGGAAAGATTTGATCGTATTGGACAATCACCAAAACATAATGAAGCAGTTGAAAATGAACTAGATTACTATCTCGGTGAAGCACTTAGACCAGCTTCTGAAAGAATGAAGAGAACTCAGACTGCTGCTGACAGAAAAAAACAAGAACAGCAAAGAGAAAAGAAGTCAAAATTAGAAGCAGAAGCAGATAAAATTCTTGCTGGTTTTAGTAAGAAAGGAACTGGTACTGCAAAAACAAAAGCAGCATCAAAAGCATCTGCTCCAGAGGCAAATAGAAAACTAAAGGCTGGACAAAAAAAAGATAATCTTGCAATGAAAGCTAACAAAGCAATGAGTGAGCAAGAAGATAAAATGCGTAAAGGAACTGACTACAGAGGAAGAGATTATGGTGGTGGACATGATGATAAACCTACTGCAAAAATTCCATTATCTGGGGTGATGCAAGGTGGTTGGATGGACAAAGAAAAGAAGAAAAAAGGAACTAAATAAAGTAGGATAATATCCAACAAAATCTCGGAGGGTATCATGGGAGCAGTAGTTGCAGTGGTAAAACCACTTGTAATTTCAATCGCAACACATCCTGCTGTAAAGCAAATGGTTGTCGATCTTTTAACCAAGTATGTAAGAACAACCGACAACTCGATTGACGATGTTGTTCTTGCATTAGTTAAAGAGAAGCTATTCGCACCACAAGCATGATCACTTGCCTAGTTACAAACTGGGGATTTACGATCATACTTGGTCTGTTGCTATCATTATCTGAATGGTTAGCAAAGACAAAACGGTTTGAGCAGAATGGGATAATAGATTTTACTTCTCATTTGTTGAGAACCATACTAAAGAAGTAGCTAAATAAACTAACCTTGCCACAACTTCGGTTGTGGTATTTTTATAAATATTTCAAGCAAAACCGATAGGAAAAACTAAGATGGCAATTTGGGGAATTTCAACTCAAAGTGAGTATGCTGCTAATTATTATGCCATTCCTAAGCATCTAATTGATGTTGACAGAAATAGAACACCTCATAATTGCTTTGCAGATCAAAGAGGTTGGGTATACAGACATTACGGTGACAAGGTATACTCTGGTCTATCAACTTCATACTATGATGAAGTTCTAGTTCATGTTTCTGGTCTTGGTACTACAAGAGATCCAAACGGAAGCAGAATTACTGGACTAGGCGCTGCTACACCAGTTGCAGTTTTCTTTGAAGATCCAAACGTTGCATCACCAATCAGCATCGGTGCTGGTGGTACTAATAGAGTTGTTAGATCAGGCGTTGCAACAGGCATTGGAACCGCTACAGGATTTGTTCATGTTGTTTGGAATGAACCTGTTTTCTGCTCAGCAGGCGCTACTGTAAATATCAGAGCAACAACTGGTGCAGGAACTTCGTTTGTTGTTGGTACTGCTGTATCGATGACACCAAATGTACAAGTTCCAGTTTACTTCGGAACACGTACTGCAGGTTCTGATACTGGTTTTGGATACACCATGATGAAGAACTTCAATGGTCAGATTGGCAATAGAATTGCATTCCAATTCACAACCAATCTAGGTATTGGAACCATCCTAAACGTCCACGTTGCAGGTAATGTTGTAGGAACAATTACTGACTTCCAGAATTCAACTGCAGGAAAAACATTCACTTCTGACATGATTAGAAATGTCGGCGGTGCTGGAACATTCTTTGGTGGTGGTATCGCTGGAGTTAGCACATATCCTCATGCTGTAAGAGGCGTAGGCATCGGAACAACTACACTAACAATCAAATAATTATAAATGAGATTTGATGAATTGAATGAAGATAACCATCTTCTATTCGCTATAAAGCATTATGAAAATCCTCATGCTTCCACTATGGAAGAGTTTGAAGAGGATTTGAAACGCTTCAAATATATCAAGAGATTGCTAAAGAAATATCTTGAACAGAACGAACTAAGGCACCATTTAATCTTGAACCATTTGATTATTTGTTTCAATGTATTTGGTGAAGCAACGGTGCCTCTTTTGTTTTTCAAAATTGAAAAGGAATACTGGTCTTTAATCAAAACATTTTTGATGTTTTTAAATAGAATACCAGATTATCCTAAGTCAGGATTAGATGACATTCCAATTCATAATGAATGCAATCATATTCTCAATACAATCTGATGGACATCGAGCGCATAATAAATATTATTAGAGAAGAAATGATGAACACAGATCCTGGTAAAACAGGAGATCCTGGATTTAGTAGCAAAGCGAAAGATCCAGTCGCTGGTTTGGATCCTGTAATGGATTTGAGGCGTAAGTATGGTAGAAAATTGAATTTATTTTACCGTAAACGTCTGCAGGACATTAAAAATGTTAGGAAATCAAGAGGTAAAAAGTAAAGTTGCAGTATTAGAACAGAGATCTGATTATCAAGAGCATCTAATACAAAAAGTAGATGCTGCTATTCAGGTCATGAAAGAGGCAGTAGAGAATGTCTCAAAGATGTTAGCAGTCCATAATGAAAAATTAGATCAACATAACAAGACAGAAACTCTTATGGTCGAAATGATCAGAGGAGTAAAAGAAGATCTTGAAGCAGAAGATGTTGATTTAGGTGATCGTATCGATGCTGTTGATAGTAAGGTGGAAGATCTAAAAAAGTTCAAGTGGATCGCGGTTGGGGTTGGATTGGCAGCTGGTTTTATTGTTACGACAATGGTATCACTTGCCTCAGGTATATTGACAGGCGAGAACATTCAGAGTAGAATGGATAACAAACCAGCGAATGTTAGATGATTTTTGTTGACCATAAGTACATTGGTCTGGTTTCTGCTCGCTTAGAAAAATTCGCCAAAAGAAAAGAAAATCTTTATACTTTTAGGTGTCCTTATTGTGGAGATTCTAAAAGGAATAAAAATAGGACCAGGGGATATTTCTATCAGCGGAAATCAGACTATAATTTTAAGTGTCATAACTGTGGAGTTTCAAAGTCTTTTACATATTTTCTAAAAGATATTGATCAGTCTTTATATGATCAATATGTTCTTGAACGGTATAAAGAAGGACTAACAGGCAGATCAACTAATACTCCAGAACCAAAGTTTGAGTTTAAACAACCCGTCTTTGCCAAGAAGACAAAGATAAATCTACCACAAGCATCAGAAAATCCAAAGTCAAGTGATTATCTCAAAAAAAGAAAACTAAATCCTACAAAGTTTTTCTACGCAGAAAAATTTAAGGAATTTACGAATACAGTCAAGCATACCTTTGATGATATTCGCAATGATCATGCGAGAATTATCATTCCTTTTTATAACGAAGAAAAGAAACTCATAGGTTTTCAAGGCAGAAGTCTTGATCCATGGGCACAACCTAAATATCTTACCGTCATGCTTGACGAGGATTTTCCCAAAGTTTATGGACTTGATACAGTAAATAAAAGTGAAACAGTTTATATTACAGAGGGACCTTTTGATAGCACATTCATTGACAACTCTATCGCAATGTGTGGTGCTGATGCTAATCCTACTAACTGGGGCATCAATAACTGTGTGTTCATATATGATAACGAACCTAGGAATACAGAAATTGTATCAAGAATATCCCGAGTTATCGAAACTGGACAAAAGGTTGTCATTTGGCCATCATCAATAACTGAAAAGGATATTAATGATATGGTTTTATCTGGACATAATGTTCAAGACGTGATAAAATTAAATACTTACTCAGGTTTAGAAGCAAAACTAAAATTTACTAGTTGGAAGAAGAATGAGCAACGGAATAACAGTCAAAAAGCGAGACGGTTCTATTGAGAGATTGAACCTTGATAAACTACATGTAATGGTAGAAGAAGCTTGCAAAGATCTTGCTGGCGTTTCTGCATCACAGGTAGAAATCAATTCTGGTATTCAATTTTATGATGGTATCACTACTGCAGAGATCCAAGAAATTTTGATCCGTAGTGCTTCAGACTTGATTGATCTAGAAAATCCTAATTATCAATTTGTAGCAGCAAGATTACTTCTCTTTGCTATCAGAAAGCAACTATGTGGTAGAAGGGAAGAAATTATTGCACTCAAGGATCACATCAAAAGGTGTGTAGATTTGGGTGTATATGATGCAGAAGTTCTCACTAAATATACAGAAGCAGAGATTGATAAGATTGATACTTTCATCAATCATGATCGTGATTACTTGTTTACATATGCAGGTCTACGTCAAGTTGTAGATAAGTATCTTGTGCAAGATAGAAGTTCATCAAAGATCTTTGAACTACCTCAGTTCATGTATGCATTGATCTCAATGACGATCTTTGCAGAGTATCCACAAGAAACCAGACTATCATATGTCAAACGATACTACGACGCAATCAGCAAGCACAGGATCAACATTCCTACCCCCATTATGGCAGGCGTTAGGACGCCACTTAGACAATTCGCTAGCTGTGTTCTTGTTGATGTTGATGACACCCTCGATAGCATCTTTAGCAGTGATATGGCTATTGGCAGATACGTTGCACAAAGGGCGGGTATCGGTATCAACGCAGGTCGCATCCGTGGCATCAACAGCAAAATTAGAGGTGGGGAAGTATCTCACACTGGAGTTGTACCGTTTCTCAAAAAGTTTGAAGCAACTGTCCGTTGTTGCACGCAAAATGGTATACGAGGAGGAAGCGCGACAGTCCACTTCCCAATCTGGCACCAAGAAATCCAAGACATTATAGTACTAAAAAATAACAAAGGAACCGAAGATAATCGTGTTCGTAAACTAGATTACTCAATTCAAATCAGTAAGATTTTTTATGAAAGATTTATTCAAGATGGTGAGATCACGTTGTTCTCTCCACATGATGTACCTGGATTGTATGATCGCTTTGGATACCCTGAGTTTGACGATATCTATGTACAATATGAGAACGATCCGTCCATTCCGAAAAAGACTGTCAAAGCGCAAGAACTCATTCTTGATCTCCTCAAAGAACGTGCTGAGACAGGTCGTATCTACATCATGAATATTGACCATTGCAATTCTCATTCATCCTTCAAGGATAAAGTTGAGATGAGCAATCTGTGTCAAGAAATTACTCTTCCTACCAAACCACTTCAGCATATCGATGCAGAAAATGGCGAGATTGCATTATGCATTTTATCGGCTGTGAATGTTGGTAAGGTTAAGTCTGATGAGGAGTTAGAAAATCTTTGTGACTTGTCTGTACGTGCTCTTGATGAACTGATTGATTATCAGCAATATCCAATTATTGCCGCTGAGATTGGAACTAAAGCACGTCGTTCTCTTGGGATTGGATTTATTGGTTTAGCACATTATCTTGCTAAACTTGGTTGTAAGTATGATAGTCAAGAAGCATGGGATGCTATTCACGGACTTTCTGAAAGTTTCCAATACTTCCTATTGAAGTCTTCTAATCAACTTGCAAAAGAAAAAGGAGCATGTTCAGCATTCCAGAATACTAAGTATGCAGATGGCATTCTGCCAATCGATACATATAAGAAGGATGTAGATGAAATCACTTCTATTTCTTTAGAGCATGATTGGGAAACTCTTAGAACATCCATCGTGGAACACGGTCTCAGGCACTCAACACTGTCCGCACAGATGCCATCGGAGAGCAGTTCCGTTGTGTCAAACGCAACGAACGGTATCGAACCACCTAGAGATTACCTGTCCGTTAAGAAATCTAAGAAGGGACCACTCAAGCAAATCGTTCCTCAGTACCATACGCTTAAAAACAATTATACGCTTCTGTGGGATATGCCTAGCAACCGTGGTTATATTAACACTGTTGCTGTGATGCAGAAGTTTTTTGACCAAGCAATTTCTGGAAACTGGTCTTATAATCCACAAAACTATTCTGACAATGAAGTTCCAGTGTCTGTTATGGCACAAGACTTTTTGACTACATATAAGTATGGGTGGAAAACAAGTTATTATCAGAACACTTATGATAACAAGAGCGACGAAATAGATCATAAGCCTGATATCAAATCACTAGTATCTGAACTACTGAATACCAATGAAGAAGAAGACTGCGAATCGTGTAAAATCTAATAAATTTAGGATCAACCCACCGCAACCCACAAAAATGGCCATCGACGGAATGACCGTTTTTAATGATGCTCAAGTTGATACAAAAAAAGAACCAATGTTTTTTGGACAACCATTAGGTATCCAAAGGTACGACAGCTACAAATATCCAGTATTTGAAAAACTTACTAATCAACAACTTAGTTATTTCTGGCGTCCAGAAGAAGTATCCTTACAAAAGGATCGTAGTGACTACCAGACACTAAGACAAGAACAAAAACATATCTTTACTTCTAACCTAAAGTATCAAGTTCTTCTTGATAGTGTTCAGGGTCGTGGACCTAGTATGGCATTTGCACCATACTGTTCACTACCAGAACTAGAAGGTGCTATGAAGGTATGGGAATTTATGGAGATGATCCATAGTCGTTCTTATACTTATATCATCAAGAATGTCTATTCGGATCCTTCAGAAGTCTTTGATACAATTTTAGACGATCAAAAGATTTTAGATAGAGCTAAGTCTGTAACTGAAGCATATAATGATTTCATTAATGCTGCTCATGCATATGATAGTAGCAATCAGTGGAAGTTTGTAAGTGAAGGTGTCCCTTCTGCTAGAAATGAACTTTACGAATTAAAGCGTAAACTTTATAGAGCAGTTGCTAATGTTAACATCCTTGAAGGTATTCGCTTCTATGTTTCGTTTGCATGTTCATTTGCTTTTGGTGAACTAAAAGTAATGGAAGGATCTGCAAAGATCATTTCATTAATTGCTCGTGATGAAAATCAACATCTTGTACTTACTCAAAATATTTTGAATAAGTGGAAAGAAGGTGATGATCCAGATATGGAGCAGATTGCTAGGGAAGAGGAAGAAAATATCGTTGCGATGTTTAGAAAAGCAGTTGATCAAGAAAAGGAATGGGCAGAATATCTATTCCAAGATGGATCAATGATTGGATTAAACCAAAAACTTCTTAGTTCTTATGTTGAGTGGATTGCTAATCGTCGCATGAAAGCGATTGGATTGAAACCAATCTACGATATTTCTTCTAAAAACAATCCACTTCCTTGGACTGAACATTGGATTTCTTCCAAGGGACTTCAAGTTGCCCCACAAGAAACTGAAGTTGAAAGTTATCTAGTTGGTGGTATTAAACAGGATATGAAGAAAGATACATTTGCTGGTTTCCAACTTTGACTAAATACCCCGAAAGGGGTATTTTTTTATGCGTCCACAATCTGCTAAGGCAAAGGGCAGAAGATTGCAACAATGGGTTCGTGATCAACTGATTGAGCATCTTGAAGTACATCCCGAAGACATTGAAAGTCGCAGTATGGGTGCTGGCGGCGAAGATCTTATTATGGCAAGAGATGCCAGGCAAAAATTCCCATTTTCTATTGAGTGTAAGAACCAGGAGAAACTGAATATTTGGGATGCATATGAACAGGCTTGTGCTAATTCTAAAGACTATGAACCTATAGTCTTTATTAAAAAGAATGGTAAAAAACCATTGGTTGTATTGGATGCAGAATATTTTATTAAAAAAAATAAATCATGAAAACAATCAAAAAATATATGACTTGTTATAATAAAAGTAGTTTACTTTTATTTCGTACTGAAGCTATTAAACTTGCTTTAGAAACTAACAAAAATATATTTCCAAATATTATTGAATATAATGATACCTATTATGAATATGAATATATTGAAGGAAAAAATTTAGATGAATATTTACTTGAAACTGGGGACTATGATTTTGCACGCCAAGTAGTCAATACATTAATTAATTTTTTATTTGAACTCGGAAAACATAGAATTACATTTAATGGTCAAGAATATATTTTGTGTGCAGATGATATTCATGACAATAATATTATTGTTGATCCCCAAAATAATTTTTACTTAGTTGATTTAGATCAACTTTGCTGGGTACATAAATTTGTATATTTTAAAATATTGCAGGATTCTGTTATAAGAATATGTGATAGTATTAGATATATTTTAATCGATAATAATAGAAAAGTATTAGACAACAAATATAGACAACAAATTAAAATATTAAATAGTAAGTTAGAAGAATTACAAAATTAGAGGTAGTAAAAATGGTAAAACTTATTGATTTTTTTAAGTTTTATGATGAAACAAAACCAACACACGTTGCAGCAGTATCTTTATTATCTTATGCTCTTCCAGCAGATTTAAAGCAACAAAATTGTGCATGGGTTACGAAGTATCGTGGTGGTAATGCTTTTGGTGGTGCAGTAGATCTACATAAATTCTTTGAATTTTTTAGTGAGCGTAATGCAAATCATGTTGCTGGTGTAGAATTATTACAGCAATCTTTACCAAAAGAACTATTGTTTGATAGTGCTGACTGGATAGAGAAATATCGTGAAAAGCCAACAATTCCAGACGTTTTACCAGTTCCTTACTATAATCAAGTAGACAACTATAGGGATGCACATCGTACTTGCAATTCATCTGCCTGTGCAATGTGTCTGGAATATTTTAAACCAGGAACTTTAGTTGGATCAAAGGGAGATGATGCTTACGTTAAAAAAGTATTTGCGATTGGCGATACTACAGATCATGCGGTACAAACAAAGGTACTTGCAGGTTATGGAGTTAAGTCACACTTTAGTTACAATCTTTCTTTTGCTGATATTGATAAAAGTCTTGCTGCTGGGAAACCTGTCGTTATTGGCATCCTTCATCGCGGTTCTTTATCTGCACCTACTGGTGGGCACATGTGTGTTGTAATTGGCAAGAAAGGCGATGGATATGTGATCAACGATCCTTATGGTTCATGTAATGATGGTTATCAAGGACCAGTAACGAACGGTAAAGGCACTGTCTATAGTAAGGCAATGCTCAAAGCACGTTGGTGTCCAGGTGGTAATGATGGATGGGGTCGTATTTTCGATTGAGAAAAAAGTTAACCTAACTCACATCTAAAATGGAAGAAACAAAAAAAGACAAATGTATGGCTACTATTATTCGTGTTGCTATTTTGAGTTGGTCTGCTGCTCTCCTAACAGCTAGCTATGCAGGTATGCTATCTAAGATGGATCCTACCTTTATTGCTACAGTCTTTACAGCATCCGCTGCCACATTTGGTATCAATACTATGAAAAAAAGTGGAGAAGATGAAGAGAAGAAGAAGTAATTACTTCTCGTGAAATTCTTTATACTGCCTTTGTTTATCTTTTTTCTGTTCTTTCTTGAGTGACTTATTGATTTTTTTCAGAGAAGCACTCTTTTCAAAAGCAAAATATACTTGAAGTTCATAAGGGGTAAGATCTTTTTTCAAAAGTTTCTTACCCCTTACTAGTATCTGTTGCACGATAGGTTTCATTTTACCTACCATCCATTCCACCAAGGATTTGCCAACAAGAGCTGCAGCAACAGAAGCAGTAGCAGTGGTGCCAGCAAGTATAACCTGTTCTTTTGGAGGAACTGGAACTTCCCCGACGATTGGTACTTCAATGACGGGCACTCCTAGATTAGTTTTGGGGGCATCATCGGAAATAATCCGATTATCCTGTATATTTTGAACAGGAATTTGTGGTAGTATAGGTTTACTATCTGGTAATACTCTAGTCTTTTCTTCCTGTTGCTGCTGTTGCTCTTTTTGTTTTTCTGCATTTACAGCAGCATCAAACTCTTCCTGTGTTGGTACATTGATTACAGGATATTTGATTGATGGATCTGGCATACGAAAGACTGGTAATGCCAAACCGCGACTAACTGGAGGTGGTGTTTGTTGTATTACTGGTGCATCTATTGTAGGAATTACACTTGGACCTTGAACACCAATATTATCAATTTTGTTTATTGGCACTTGGATACCTCACAACTACATCAGCACAGATCTTATAGTATGGACTGTCTGGATGAAATGTAATACCAGACTTGATTGCTTCACCACATTTCAATAACCTGACTAATTCAAAGTCAAGTCTTGCTTTATCTGCTTCAGCTTGTTGTCTAGCAATCTCAACCTTTGCCCGTGTCTTACAGATTTCTTGTAGTGATCCATCAAGAGGAAAATTAAAACCAAAACTCATACCAGCGTTACCATTATGAGTTTGATATGTTGTGGGATCATTATTACCACTTAGATTTCCTAATACAAATGGAGAAACACTTATTGTTGGTCCTTGACAACTAACTCCTGATCCGTAGGTGTTAACTGCGAACGGACCTTGTAAGACTTGGACAGCTTGGTTAGTAACATTACCTGTAGCGGAAGCACTAGGACCAGCGATATTAGTATTAGAAGGAGCAGATTGAGCGTAAACCGTGCCATAAAAAAGAAATGCTATTGAGTAAAGACTGATATAGAATTTGTTGTAGATTTTTGTTCTGTAGTTCGATCTATCCATGTTTCTTTTGCCACTCCAGGTCCAAGATGAGTTTCACTGAACTGGAATGGAGCACCTTGTGTCATAATAGTATAGGTTGCTCCTTGATGAGGAGTGGCAGGGATATTAATATTTGTTCCAGTGACAGTGTATGATGTGCCAGTTGTATATTCAACTTGGCGTATTGTTTCTATAATCTTTGTAGATGTTTCTGTTGTTGCTGTTATTGTTCCTCTAGTAAAATTAGGAACAACTTGTTCTGCTAGGGAAGCATTACAAAACCCTAGCAGGAATATCCCTGCTAGGATTTTTTTCATTTAAATACGCTCAATTCGATAGATCTTTGACCTGTCGCTGTCGTACCAGCACCACCAGCAGTCACAGTAGGGACTGATGTGTTAGACAAAGTACCAGCAAGACTTCCAGCAGCACCAGCAGCAGTAGAGGTAATATTTCCATAAGGTGCAATAGCGCCAGTTGATACAGAGTTAGGTGCGGTGTCTGCATCAATTAACGTTTCAGAAAACGTAAATGCTTGACCAGCAGTATTAATTGAATATGTACCAGCACCACCTACACCACCAAACGTGGATGATTGAATGTTCGTACCTGAAACTGAATATTGACCACCAACTCGGATCGCTTGAGAGGCAGCTGCATCTACCTTGAGTTGGACAGAATCTGTAATTTTAGAAGTAATCTCAGCAGCACTTGTGGGAATAGCGAAGAATAACGAAAAAACCAATAGAAGTTTTTTCATTTTTTCTGACAATAATACTAAAATTATTTAGGATGATGTAAAATAAATAGTAACTCATAGTGCAAAATTCAATGGCACGCGAATGGAATACTCCTTTTAGGGAGCCATGGAATCCTGTCATAAAAAAATGTTTAGATGCAATTGACTTGCATACTACATTGCATCTAGAAACTCAAGATCAATTTCATATTGAACAATCTAGATTGTTAAGACAATATGTTAGAAATCTAAAAGATTGGATACACGAAACTGAACCTGAAGGATGGCATAGGAAATAGTTTACTTAAACATAGTTTTATCAAATAATTTTTTTGCATTAATATTAGCAATTTTTTCTTTGTTAATATGATCAGTATCTAATGACATGATACACGATATGTCGTTATCCCTATTTCTTCCTGATGGATCATAATGTGGATAATCAGAAGCAAATAATAAATGATCATATCCAATTTTTTTGGCATCTTCTGCAAAATTATCCCACTCTGGTTCGCAAGTAAAGGACCAGTTTTTTAGATAAACTGAACAATCTCGATTTAATAGTTCTGAAAGTAAATTTAATGTTGGAATAACCCACGATATTCCTCTTTCAGCCCAAACTAATCTAAGGTTGGGATAATTGTCTAAAACACCACTAACAATTAGACTAGCAAAACTTAATTGATAGTGGGGAATAATTTTTGGAATCATAGTTAAATTTAAATTTTCAGGGTCATTTTCCCAAATGTCAGTAGTTAATAGTGGCATTAATTTTTGGTGAATTTTTACCCAATTGTTCTTTACTTTTGAATTTGATTTCTTAAACCATCTCAATCCATCATACCAGCAGTCTATGGCATGAAAAAAAATTGGATATTGATGCTCATTAGCATGAAACCAAAATGGATCCATCCATTCGCACATACCCCACATTCTACCCAAACAATTGTCTGCATAGGTAAAATGTTCTCCCATAGTTATACCAACGGAACCATTTTCTAATCCATCTTCAATCATTTTTATATTGAAATTAATATCTTTATTTTGAAATGGGATAGAAATTAAGGGCCAAAATCTATCTTCATTAAGACAAATTTTCTGTATTTTATTATTCCAATTTTGATTAAGTGCTTTTGATAGTTCTATATCAATTCTATAACTTAATCCCATCATATAGTTAAATGGATTGATAATATTTTTATCAATCCCCAAAGCATTTAAATTTTTTTTTCTTTCATTTAAATTTCTTGCTCCTTCCCAAGAGTAATTTAAATCTCCTCTAAATGGACCCTTTCCATCTTTTATAGCTTGTAAATTTTTATAAACTCCACCTGGAAAAATATCCATATCATGATATCCGTTTTCATCACATAAAAATTTTTGTCCCTGCCAGTTATAATGTTTGAGTGTGAATTCTAAACTATCTCTAGGAGTTTCTTTGCCCCAAATATTGTCCCAAAATTTGGGTTTTTTAGAATATGTTTTCCATACAAATTGCGGTGCTAAACTTTTGTATGGTTCTAATAAATCTTTATATACATCTTCAATAAAAACATGTGTATCTACATCAATAAATTGCATTATTTTTTTAACAATATTAAAAATATTTAGAACAATGATCCACATACCAGAAATGATATTGACAAATCCCATAACTCTTGGTATATTGGGATTTCTATTGATCACTGTTCCCATCATGGGCATTGTGATTATTCACGAAACTCTTGACAGGGAATAAATAATCACTTATAATGTAAAATCGCTTTACAGCGATTACATCATGAGAAGGTGATGTGACAATTAGAGCCCAGGAGATTGCCCCTTGAGAAAGGGGAAGTGCGCTTTCTCTATTGGGATGTAGAGTTCTATCAATTTTAATGCTTAAAGCCATTTCTTCTATCATCGTCTTTGGTCTTGTCGGATTGGCACCCGTAACAGCAAAGGCAGCGAGCGGATGTTCCCTCGCATCACATTATGGAATTGGTGACGGATATCATGGCAGAACAACTGCTAGTGGTGAACGATATAATGCTTATGGAAAGTCAGTAGCACATAAGTGGTTACCATTTGGAACAAAATTAAAAGTAACAAATGCATCCAATGGTAAAACGGTAATTGTGCGTGTAAATGATCGGGGTCCTTATGTTCATGGAAGAACCCTTGACTTGTCTTATGGAGCTTTCTCTTCCATTGCCCATCCAGGTCAGGGTGTTGTTAGCGTCTGTTATTCCAGAGCGTAAGTGATAAATATGGGTGAGATCTGCAGCTCTCACCCTTACTATGAAATTTAATTTTCACTTCGGTAAAAAGAAATCCACTGCTACAAAACTAATCATAGTAGGGATAACTTTAACTACAATCATTACCACCCTATCACGTTGTACAGGGGTCAAAGAAGATCACATATGGGATCTTGTTGACGAAGTTCAAAGAAAACTTCCAAGCAACATCGTCGGAGACATAATTCTTCGTGACCCCCAAAAAATAGAACGTAGAGTTACTAGGGATGTAGACAAAGCAATTGCAGATTACGAACGCTTGACAGGCGATGACGGATCTGTTAAAATGCTACCACCACGATACTCCGAGTTGACAGTTGACGAAAGAGTATGCTATACTAGGGAATGTAAATCCCTAGGTGGTGAAATGAGACTAACTGCTCCATGGTTTAATCAGTAGTATTCTTTATGAGTAACTTACTAATTACTTTTGGATGTAGTTGGACACATGGAATTGGAATCAATTATATTCCAAACATGTCAAAAGAAAAATATTTTTCTAAAAAATCAGACATTAAACTTATAGAAGATAAAACTTTTAGAATGTTACTTGCCAACAAATATAGTCTAGATAACTTAAATTTTTCTATTGGTGGTTCAAGTAATCAAGCTCAATTTAGAAAAGCCCAAGAATTTTTTATATCAGATCAATTCTTTGATATAAAAAAACAATATAAAAAAATTATTGTAATGTGGGGAATTACTTCTGTTTTAAGAACAGAAATCTTCGATAAAGATTGGGTTCAAATTCATTTTACAAAAATTAAAACAGGGTATAAAAATATATCTAATGCTTTGTTTGAATTTCATAATAATGAAATTGAAATTGATAGATTATGTACACAAATGATTCATTGGAATACTTATTTTGATGCTATTGAAGTAAAAAATTTTTGGTTTGATACTTTTAATACTCACAACTATAAAAGAAATATTCCAAGAAAAATTTTTGATCAAGATCTGTTAACAATGATGTCTGGATTATCTGAAAATAAATATCACCATTCTATGTGGAGAAATGATTGTGAACGAACTGCTATTTGTTTAAAGGAAGGATTAATTAATCCATATTCTCTTCATCCAACTATAAAGGGACATGAAAAAATTGCTTCTTTTTTTAATTTAGATACTTTTTTTTAAGTTTACTATAACATGTCTCAGTAGCTCAGTGGATAGAGCAACTGCCTTCTAAGCAGTCGGTCGTTGGTTCGACCCCAACCTGAGACGTTCTTTTACTAAGGAAAATTATGTCATTACTATCACAATTAGATCGACAGATGGTTATCGAAGCACTAGAATACTATGTGCAAAAATTAAAAGACGATAACTGTACACAAGCGTCAATTACAGCATTTCAAACACTTTTGAACTGGGTCGAGCTTGAACATTTCAAACATGAAAATTAATCTTTGGTATTCTGAAACCCAAAAATTGTGGCGTTGGACTTTGACAGATGATCAAAGACCAGTCGTAAAACAAGAATCAGGACAACAACCTGATCTTAGAGCAGCAATGAATGATGTTGCAAATACAGTAGAATATCTAATCAATGGGGTGTAGCTCAACGGCAGAGCTATCGGCTGTTAACCGATCGGTTGCAGGTTCGAATCCCGCCGCCCCAGTTGCTACTTTAGCTCAGCTGGATAGAGCAACGGTTTTGTAAACCGTAGGTCGTCGGTTCAAGTCCGACAAGTAGCTTTACTACTATTAATAGTAATGCAAGTTATAAAAAAATCAATTAGACCTGAATTAATATCAATATGTAATAGTGAGATAGATGAACTTCTTCCTTGTCGGGTGTGGTCTATAAATCAATCAACATGGAATGAGGGATTAATTGGAAATGATTTTCCTGGTGTTTGTATTTCTGCAGCACCATCTAATCTTACAAAAATAAAATTAAAAACTGAATTGGCAGAAATCTTACCAGAAGCAGATAATATTACAATGAATTATAATGTGTTTTTCAAAAATTCTGGTATTCGTTGGCATTCTGATGCTGATTATAAGTGGGGTGCTACATTATATTTGAATGACTGGAATATTAAATGGGGAGGATTATTTTTGTGGGAAGATAAACAAAAGGATCTTCATGCAATTTGTCCCAATCCAGGAACATTAATAATAAATACAGAAGCAGAACAACATTTTGTAACGCACATATCTCCTACTGCAGAATATCCAAGAAGGTCTTTACAAATTTGGGGAACAATGCTATAATATTCAAGTGTGAAGGAAGTGCAACGGGCATGAGAAATCTGTAAGTCCCATTTTTTGTCGGTGTGGCGGAATTGGTAGACGCGCTGGGTTTAGGTTCCAGTAGAGTATTCTGTGAAGGTTCAAGTCCTTTCACCGACACCTTGCGAAATTAGTTCAGTGGTAGAACGTCAGCCTTCCAAGCTGAATGTCATCGGTTCGAATCCGATATTTCGCTCCAGGGCGATTAGCTCAGCGGTAGAGCGCCTGCCTTACAAGCAGGATGTCACTAGTTCGATCCTAGTATCGCCCATGTTTAGATAGACCTATGAAAGATAAATTTCCTCTTCCACACGTAGTGGATTGTGATACAAAAATGGTTTCCATCCTTTGCGATAGTGCTATAACTGCAATGGGTATTAAAGCAATAATGAATAGATTTTATCCAGGATATAATGCTAGGATAGTAAGCAAACAATTTTTTGAAACCCTAAATAACAAAAAGCAAATTTGAAATGAAACCATCGAAACTTAAAAAGATTATTCAAAAACCCTTGAGGTTTCATCATCAAGATATTCATGAAGAGTTAGACGATATTAGAAATGAACTCAAACACATTAACGATACGTTGCAAGTGCTGCGGGAAGGAGTTGAAGAGCTCGTCAAAGCGAAGCAGTTGCGGATGCCCAAATCAGGCAACGATTTATGGTGACAAGATTTCAGCAGTAGATCTTTCTCAAATCGTTGTCACTGAGGGCTTGACAAACAAAAAACAAACTGGTATACTTACACAAGATGACCTCGCTTTTCAGGAAGCAAGGCGTCAACGAAAAGTTAAAAAACTTGAATTTGAAATTCGCTAATGTGGAGACTTTGGTGTAAAGCATTAGGTAAAAAAGCTTCAAACAAAAATCATGAAGCAGACTATGTAGCAATTATTCGTACAATAATCTTTGCTACATACTTTATAACAAATGCATTTATTATTGCAGGCGTTGTAAGACATTGGGATGATAATGAATGGAAGCGTGGCCGAGTGGTTTATGGCAGCAGTCTTGAAAACTGCCGTGTTAGTAGCACCGTTGGTTCGAATCCAACCGCTTCCGCCTTGGGGAATTAGCTCAGTTGGTAGAGCACCTGCTTTGCAAGCAGGCTGTCAGCGGTTCGAGTCCGCTATTCTCCACCACGGGGTGTAGCTCAGTTTGGTAGAGCACTCGCTTTGGGAGCGAGATGTCGCAGGTTCGAATCCTGTCACCCCGATTGCCTTGACATACCAAGGCATTTATCCTATACTAGAACAGTAAACATTCAACAACAAATGTCTCGCAGTCCATTCTTTTCTAAGTTCAAGACGGACATCAAAAAACTTACTGCTGCCGTCGAAGGAACTGTTTATCTTGATGAAGAGTATCCTAAACTTTACGAAAAGCTTTATAAATACTACAAATCTCGCAACGTATACTTCTATGACGATGCGGAAAAAGATTACAACGTAATCCTTGACAATGTAGAATATGATCTTATGGACGCAGGTGTTCTAGTGTAAGTCATGGAGAGACTATAAAAACCCTGGTCGGGAGCAACCCAATGCCTAAATCTAGTCTACTAAGATACATAGGCAATATTCTCCTCATAGTTGGTTATCAAATCATGTTATGGGGAGACTTTCGTTATGGATTACTTATCAAGTGTGTTGGTGGTATTCTATCAATACCTTTTGCAATTAAACTTAAACTTTACGACGTTTTAGTGCTATGTGGATTTTTTTCCATAAACGAAATTGCGAAACTGATAGATTTGTTTTCTTGATTTTCTAAAAATCAAGTGGTGGAGTCAATTATGACCCCTATGAGTTTACGTCATCTCTAAAATGCCGTTGGTGCGGATGGGGAATTTTTCTCCGCCTGGTTTCCAATTTCCAGTCAAAGAATTGGTGGCGAGCCTGAAAAATTATTTCTAAGAAAATGAATTGTACATGTGTACGAAGGGAGCGACCATGGGGTTGGTATGAAAATATCGATGATGGTCCTCACCATAAGGTGAAGCGGATTTATGTAAATCCAAACGCACGCTTTTCCCTTCAGTACCACAATGATCGAATGGAACATTGGGTTATTGTAGAAGGATCTGGTTTAGTTCAACTAAACGAGTATACTGAATGGGTGTATGCTGGCAAACATTTTCAAATTCCAATCAACTCCCGTCACCGCATGACTGCTGGTGATGATGGAGTTCTTTTTATAGAAGTTCAATATGGAGATAAATGTCATGAAGATGACATTGTGCGATTGGAAGATGATTATGGTAGAATAGGTAGTGAGTATTACACGGACTGATGTTTTTAGTTACTGGCGGTGCAGGTTTTATCGGCAGTAACTTTCTTCATTATATGAGGAAGGTTACTAACGAGAAAGTCATCGTTCTGGACAATCTAACTTATGCTGCGGATCTTGGGTTTATTCCTGATGATCCGCAGTTTGAGTTTGTTTGGTGCGATATTACAAATGAAAATCATGTAGATTATATTTTCAAGAAATATAAACCACGCAAAGTCTTTCACTTTGCTGCAGAAAGTCATGTTGATAATTCTATTAAGAACTATCGACCATTTTTAGAATCTAATGTTGTAGGAACTATCAATCTTCTAAATGCTAGTCTAGCAATTGATATTCAAAAGTTTCATCACATTTCTACAGATGAAGTCTATGGATCATTAGAATACGAAGATACTGAATTATTCACTGAAGAAACACCTTATGATCCCAGGAATCCATACAGTGCCAGTAAAGCAGCTTCCGATCACTATGTCAGAACCTGGCACAACACTTACGGATTACCTTATCTCATTACTAACTGTAGTAATAATTATGGTCCTCATCAACACATTGAGAAACTCATTCCAAAGGTAATCTTCAATGCACTTAAGAATGAAGTGACTTATATGTATGGTGGTGGAAATCAAATTAGAGACTGGTTATATGTGTATGATCATTGCCGTGCTATTTGGATGCTTGAAGAGCAACGTGTAATGAATGATCGGTTTAATATTGGTGGTGAATGTGAGTTGAGAAATATTGATGTCACCAAAAAGATTTTAGATATTCTTGGTAAACCACATAGTTTGATTGGAGTATCTCAAGATCGTCCTGGACAAGATAAAAGATATGGGATGAGTTTTGAAAAACTTACACAACGAACTGGTTGGATCCCACACTTTGATTTTGATCAAGCACTTAAAATGACTGTTGATTGGTATCTAAAAAAATGATTTCTTTATATGGTGGTACTGGGTTTGTAGGTGGAAACTTTAGAAAGATGTATGATGGTTGCATAGAAATGCAACGTGATGAACGCAAACCCAAGACAAAAGATATTCTATATTTTATCTCTACAGTTGACAATTATAACGTTCATGATAGAATTACACTTGATGTAGAGACTAATCTAAAAGTCCTATGTGAAGTGTTAGATCACTGTAGATCTGAAGACATTACATTTAACTTTATTAGTTCTTGGTTTGTGTATGGTAAA